GTCTCATACTGTGCTTCTGTGAGCCAGTCCTGACCCGCTGCCTTAATATCCGCCGGGCTCTCAAGATCGTCGAAGACAACCACTTTCCATATCATTCCAAACCTGTTCAGCACCGTTTGAGAGGCTGTTATATAGTTTTTCCCATTGTTCACTGACGTTATATCGATGCGTGTCTCAAAGTCTCCCTGTGAGTCAGTGCGTGCTCCTAGCGGTATGATGCACGTTACTATGTCCTTTGCAGACAGCGTTTCCGAATAGTCCAGAAGATTTTCACCGAAGTTGATTCCCTGCTTGTTAGCCGATCCATAATCCGATAGTGTTACATAGTCGAGATATCGTGTCCCGTTCTGTTTCCTTATCCTGAGGCATCCGCCAAGATTGCCGACTAACTGCTCTCTCAAAGCTTCCAGCGTACTGTTATGGTCTGTTACCTTAAGACTCTGGTCCCATCCGCTGGGCACAGTCACAATCCCTGCCGTGAACTGCTTTTTAGCCTCTACACAATCATTATGTTCCGTGAGCACCGCCGTCAGAAAATTCGTCGGAGTCACGTCTCCATAGTAGTGCTGCGGCTGGATTCCGTCCTGCAGGAAAGAGAGCTCTCCGACAGCATAGACCTTTTTGCAGTTCAGCCGGTCCTTATCCGCCTCCCTGACTTCTCCATAAAACACTTCGCGTTCATCACGATATGCTGTGATCATCGATTTTCTGTTCTGGATACTGTCATAGTATGGATTCGTCGGCGGCACCGTTATCTCACAACTCCCGGCCTTGCCAATCGCGAGTTTTATGACCGGATCCCCTACGATTGTCAGTACATCATCTCCGGGATAATACAAGATTTTATCATCCAGATATATCGTGTACATTACAAGCTCTCTCCTCTGTATGTCAGCGTAACTTTAGCAGATCCGCTAAAGCTGAGTGTCACGTCTTCCGGTCCGCATACTTTAATGCCCGGGAACCGATTCGTGCCACTAACGAGAGTGTATGTCGTTCCACCTGTGCTCATCGTGAATGTCTGCGATGTGATGTTGCTCACCTTAATCGTCGGAACAACACCATGATCACCCTTCGGGATAACGAGCGTATGCGAACCGCTGACTGTAATCGTTCCGATATAGCGCAGGCAGTCCGTCAGGAAGTTCATATCGTCCCACCGAAGTTTCTCCTGGGAACTTGCCACATCATGCTTATATGCGTCCACGTATGCGGACATCGTGAATGCCCCGAGTCTGGCCGTCCTTGCATTATCCTTTATATTGATCCGCCCGAGCCAGTAGTGAGATCTGTCATTATCGAATATGATTTTGACTTTTCTTCCATCGACCAGATTCCGGATCCGCGACACTGTAAGGTCGAATACTGCCGGCGCGCCAACAATAGCCATCTGCATATTGATTGACCGTCCCCGGAACACTACATCTCCTGTCAGCGCTTCCGACGCATCGAGCAGATTAGACCTTCCCGGGACCGTTATATAATTTGTTTCCTGCTCCGGATCTCCGATCGGGGCTCCGTTCGTCACAGTAAGCCCCCAGTCGTTCCAGGTGTGATATTTCGCTCCTGTGCTGACCACCTCGATCGTAGCTCCGTATCTTTCCATCACTGCCATGCCGCTCTCTGTGCCTCCCGTCCGAGTACCGCATCGACCACGCCGACCACTCCGCCGGTATCAAGTACTATCTGCATCGCCATAATCGCCTGTTTAAGGCTTTCAATAGCGGAAAGGATATCATCTATGTCTTCGGTCTTTCCCGGCATTGTGAGACCCGCTTGCGGTCCTGTCATTGTGCTTGTGAGCACGTCCATTGTCCGTCTTGTCGTGGCCGTCATGTCTCGCTCTGCCGCCGGCATTTCCATCTCGAAGCCTACTCCAATACCTGCAGCCCAGTTCTTTCCGATCATGTCCCGAGCCTTTTTAGACGGTGATGCGATACCCAGCCAGTCGCAAATTCCGTCCCACGCATCGCCAACCGCGCCGACCGCCGAATCCACGAGACCGCCAGCGAAGTCCGAAACACCCTGTGCAATACCGTCTATGATTGCTTTTCCGATACCTATCCAGTCGAACTCTGCAAATGCAGTTACAATACTGTCGAATATCTGCGGAAGCATCGCGAGTACATCCGGAATTGCTTCGATCAGACCTTTGCCCACCTCTCCGAGCAGTTCAAGACCTTTTGCCAAGAAGTCCGGTAAGTGTTCCGCAATCGTGGCGATAATATTGGCAATGACTTCTGCCATTGTCGCGATGATCTCCGGCAGATTGTCCATAATGCCCTGCCCTATGTTCTGGAGCAGTTCGATACCTTTTTCCAAGTATTCCGGCATATGCTCCATCAGAAAACTGATCAGGTTTGTTGTGATCTCTCCCATCGACGTAAGCACTGCAGGCATATTTTCAAGTATTCCGGTCGCGAGCTGTTCAATCGTCTCGATTCCCTTATCCAGGAAGCCCGGCAGATTCTCCTCTATGAATGCAAGCGCCTGATTTACGACCTCGCCAAGGCTATCGACCGCTGCCGGCGCGTTCTCTATGATTCCCATCGCGAGATTCGTCAGCATATTGAATCCCTGTTCGAGCAATGTCGGACCGTATTCGAGCAAGGTATTGACGATTACCTCACCGACGCCAAGAATCGCCTCACCGATTAAGGGCAGATTCTCGATTACACTGGATGCAAGAGTCGCAATAATCGACATTCCCGCCTCTACGATCTGCGGCAGATTAACGATAAGAGTCTCAGCAATCGCCGTCACTATCTGGGTTGCTATCTCCGCCATCTGGGGCAGCATTTCGCCAATCCCGCTCATGAGCGACTGGATGCCCTCCGTTACCATGCCTATACCCTTGTCCGAGTTGCCCGCGAAGATCTCAGTAAGTCCGTCCATCACCGTTGTCAGTGAGGGCAGGAACTCCTGCAGCATCCCTCTTGATAGCCCGCCGAAAGCAGTCTGCATATCCTGCAGGCTATCCTGATATGCTGCCGCTGCCTTAACTGCATCTTCCGACATGACTCCGCCCAGCTCCCGCACACGGTCCCTCATGGCCTGCGTGTCTTCTGCAGACGTATTGAGCAGTGCGCCCAGTTCCGTCGCTCCTCTTCCGAGGGTCTTGCCGGCCAGATATGTCCGCTGCGTCGAGTCCTCGACATTCTGCAGGGCTGAGATGGTCCTCTCAAAGAGCTCTTCCTGAGACATATTCGCTATCTCTTCCTGTGAGATTCCAAGCTGTTCGAACGCATCCGATCCGGATTCTGCAGCATTGGCAAGGGTCTTCATGGATGCCTTCATCGCCTCCATGCTTGTTCCCGAATGCTGCATGACCGCATCCCATTCCTGATAGGACTCGACAGACATTCCCATCTTCTGGCTCATCTTGTCGATATTATCGCCGTACTCCGCAACGCTTCCAACTCCTGAGACAAGCGCCCCAGTTGCCGCCGTCGACGCCGCTGCGATTGCTCCAATCGCGCCGACTCCGATCTGTGCCGCCGAGGCGATTCCGCTTGAGAAGCCTCCGGAGAACTTAGATCCTGAGCTCTGGCCGGCCCTCTCCGCTTCCGGTTCTACTATCGATGCTATTCCGTCCGTAATTCCGTCAGCGGAAGGGACTATCTGCACATATGCTTTTGCTAATTCAATCGCGCTCATTATTGATAATCCTCCTCCGTTCGCGCTCCCACTCTTCCGGTGTGGCGCAGCTCACTATTTCAGATTCAGAATTTTCTTCGATGCCAAGCAGGGCTCTTGCCATCGATGCCGGGGCCTCTCCTGCGGCTCCGGCTAACATCCACTTTATGCCGGCCAGCATGTCATAACATCCTGCCATGATTATCATATCCAAGCGTTCTTTCTGGCCTGACATCAGCATCTTTATTCGTGAATTTTCCCTCAGACCGCAAGAAAGCACCGCCAATGTTTCAACCGGCAGTGCTTCCAAATCTCTCACTTGATACGTCTCCCATAGGTCACATGCAAGCGCATCCCTGTCTTTTGCGAGCATAGCGGTGAGGGTCATTATTTTTTTGCTCTTTCGTCTGCTTCCTGTATGGCTGCGACGATCTCATTGACCTCTGAAATAAGGGTATATATATCCGTTCTTCCTGTGTCGCTCCGCTTAGCCAGGTGCTTATAAAGCTTCTCGATCTGCTTATCATCATTCGAAAATACAGCATCGATCATCTCATAGGCTCCCGCCGCCCGTTCATACGGATCTGCATCGGCCTTCTTGATTTTCACCATAGCCCGCACGAACTTAGCATCAAACGTTATTCCCGAGTTTACTTCATACTTAAACCCGGAGCTTGTTTTTCCCTTAACGATCATAAATTAGCCCTCTCCGCCAGATCCTCCGCTGGATCCTCCGCTGGATCCTCCGCTGGATCCTCCGCTGGATCCTTCGCTGGATCCTGATGCCGCTGCCGCCGTTGCTTTGATGTACTCATAGTGGGTATCCCCTTCTGCATTCGGATAAGCTGTGAGTGTGGTCTGATATCCGACAGCCTGGCCGCGCTTATACACGACTTCCGCGACTGCAGTCACCTTCGCGCAGGGAAGTACTACACGTTTCACTGCTCCCTTGAGCAGCATATCAACGATAAAAGATTTAAGCGGATGCGCTTTTGCGTTCACTTTTACCGTTATACCGTTCTCAAGGCTTCCGGTGACATTCTCATCACCATGTACCAGCTTAAGCACTGCCGGGTTTGTAGACTCGATAAACGTGATCTGATACTTGTCTGTTTTCTCTGTCTCATCGCTGTCGACAATCTGACCGCCCCATTCTTTGATGTTCTCTGTCGTGATCTCTCCCTGCTCTTTAAGTCCCTCTTCGGAGCAGTATCCAAGATCAGTGAAATCATTCTCATCAACGGCTGTTACTGCATCCTCCGGCAGTGTCGCATCTACATCTCCGACCCAGACCGCGCCGCCTATAGCGGGCTTTCCAGTTGTCACATACTTTTTATCCATCTTTAAAATCTCCTAAAAGTAAACTATATCGAATACCGCCTGATACCTGTACTCCTTAGTCACCGGATTCGTAAAGTCGTAATCGGAATTAAGCGAGCACTGCGATATATCCGGATCTGTCTCGAAGTCTTCCATAACTTCCTTTACCACTTCGTTCATCTGCGCCGCGCGCATCTTGCTCACTGCACTTATCGACTGCACTGCATATCTCGCTGACTTGATCAGATCTGTCACTCCGCCGGCTGTCCGCTGCACCAGGATATACTCCCTCGGCTTATGCCTTGGAGTCTCGTTCGATACCGGATACGCCGTGTTGTCAGCCAGATATTTAATTAACTTACTTTCAAGCATTCCCCAGTTCCCTCAGTATCGTATTGTTCTCCAGGTTGTCCTGTGCCGCTGCCGCGCTCGCAGTATAGACGGATGCGACCACTCTGGATCCTGCGTCGTAAACATCCGCCGCATATCCGTCCCCACAGGCCGATGCAATCCGCTCTGCCATCGGCCCGCAAACAGTCGTGCCGACTTCCTTAAGGAGCTCCTGCACTCCCGCGTCGTTAATTTCCAGCCTCATTTTCAATCCTTTCAACCCTGACAATCTGATGCCATTCGAGCGGGATCATTGCCTCGATGCCCTTAGTCGGATTGCCAATAGTCCGGAAGTGTTCTCCCCAGAAGTCCACCCGGTTCCCTGCAGACCAGTCATGTGCATCTCCCTTCGGGATTCCAAGCTTATAAACGACTTTCTTCCCGTACAGCGATAGGGTATCAAGGACTTCCTGCTCCGTTGCCGGAGCAATCAGTACGTTTTCCACAGTGACAGCGTTCTCTGTGTATATGGCAGTTCCAAATTCATCTTTTCCGGTCTCAGATGTCTCATAAAGCGTGACCGGCTGTCCCTCAATCCGGATCATATAACTCTATCCTTCCCAAACGCTGCTTTTTGTTAAGCCCGAGCCTCTTGAGCTCATTGTCGTAAAAGAAAATTCCTCCCTGCGGATTAAGGTACGTGCCGGAAACTGTGTAACCGAGCGCTGATTGTGAGAACTGTGTCAGCGGTTCTGACGTAGTAGACGATCTGAGGACACGGGTCACTGCAGCAATGACCACATCTTTAACCACTGTCGCATATACTTTCCCGTCCTCTATCATCTGGTCGAGATCGTAGCCACGGTCTTTCGCTATCTGCCGCAGGGTATCTGACGAGACTTCGAGTAGGACTTCCGCCCTTGCCCTCTCTGCCTCTGTCAGAGCTCGCCACATAATGACTATATCGTCTGTATTTGCAAATGCACTCATTTGTACGCTCCTACGCCATGAGCTGGCCTTGCGGCCAGCCCCTCATATGTCATGTTATTATTCAGCGATCATGATGTCCCGCTCGGAGCTGTGTAAACTCCTCTTCTGGCAAACGCGCCTTCATCCAGGATAACCCAGCCGATATAGGCTTCTGCCCTCAGAACGACCTGATTTTTCCGCTTAAGGTCTCCCTGACCATCCGGATCGCCGTACTCGATTACTTCCATCGGCATCTGATCAGCGAAGCCCCAGCGGAACGCGGACCAGTCACCAAGGATAAAGGAGTCAGCCGTCGCTCCCGTAGCTGCAGCCGACACTGTGGAATTCACATCACATGCAATGCCGTTCAGTGCTCCCGGATTCGCTCCCATACGGAACTCCGGATACTGTCTCACGCCGTTCACCTTGATCTTGGCAAGATCTGCGCCGAATGCCCTCGATACTGCGATGCCTGTAACATCATAGTCACCGATCGCGGCCGCTGCCGTCTCAATATCTGCTTCCGCATCTGCAGTGCTTGTGATAGCTGTAATATGGTCGAAGTGATTATTGCCGATTGCTGTCGTTGCTGCCGTCATGGTAGCCGGATTCAGGCCGTGCATCGCCATGATATCGAGACCTCTTGCGATCTTCCTTGCGAACCCCTCTGTAAATGCAGTGAGCATCGGCAGGGCCTTCTCCTCGCTGGCCTTCATGAACTCATCTGTCAGTCTGTGCTGATATACGACCTTAATCGGCTTACATGTCTTCGGTGCGATTGTCGCATTTCCTGCCGGCTTGTTATCGCCCTCGCCAACGATTGCGACCTCGCTGTCCAGCGAGAATGTAAAAATATCAATCCCGGAGAACGGGATCGGCTGTGAAGGACAAAGCTTTGCAAGAGATGAATGCCCTTTGACCTTCGAAAAGACCTCATTGCTTACTGACTGTACAAAACCTGTGCTACTTGTAATAGCGCCCATTATTTACCTCTCAGTTCCCGGAGCGCACTCAGCGCATCCGCTTTTGCGGCAGCATTTTTGTTGTCCCCTCCGTCATGACTGCCTGGCGGCTGCGGAGTGCGACGCCCTCTCAGTGCGTCCGCCCAGCTCTTCGCGTCCTGCTCGATCTCCTCTGCAGTGGATCCGCGCAGCCGGTCCGCATCATCAAGATTAATGCCGTACTGTCTGGCATATGTGATCTTACTGAGGCTCAGGTTAGCCGTATCACGCTCTTTAGTGAGATCTGCCACCTGCTGCTTATAGCCGGCCTCTGTCTGATCCCACTTGGCCGCGCTGGTCTTAAGTGCCTCATAGTCACTGTACTCTGCCCTGATAGATTTCTCCTGGGATGCAAGGCGTCCCTTGATCGCCGCGTCAAAATCTTCCTGTGTCATGATCGGTTTGAATTCTTCTGCCATTATCTGTTTCTCCTTTCGCATTTACCGCTGCTTTCACGTAGTTTAATCATACAAAATTGTGTGAACTAAAAGTTCGCCCCGTTTTTAATACCCAAAACTCTGCTTTTTCTTCTCTTTCGTGGTCATTGCAAGCCAATAGGCAAGGCTCACAGCTTCTAGCAGAGTAATGTCCAGCTCTTGTATTTGTGCTTTATAGCCGTATCCGCCTTTGTTCCCGATATTCCTATGTTCGCAGTTTCCCACGACCTGCACAAGCGACCGCTGCCCGCTGTGCTCTATTGTCCCGCTGTATATTCCCTGCTCGAACATTGCGTTTGCATCTATGATTTCCTGCACCTTCGGGAGCAATGGCTTTGCAAGCTTGTTATTCTTCATCTCCTCTGCTAATATTCCCTGACCGGAAGCCCCGTCGATCGCGCAGGCTCGCCAGTCTGCTTGTTGCAGAAATTCAAGCAACCACGCATCTCCATCCCTGCGGCTCCTGCAGTCTATCGCCTCGACCCAAACCGTGTTTCTGTTCGTCTTTACTGCTATCGCCATCGAGACCGATCCGCCCTCATCTGACTTCTGGCTGTACTTGACCGCCACGAACAATTTCCCTTCGAACTGCGGCAGGGAGCTGTGCACCAGAGACATCCATGCTTTTTTACTGATTGCCGAAGTCTGTGAGTATTTGTGCCAGTATCCGAGTCTCTGGATGATAAAGTCATTGAGATCTCCGCCGATCTCATCCGCTATCGTTGACTCCTTGACAAAGTACCCCAGAGACGGATTTGTCTCTATCCACAAATCACGGTCCCTGCAGATTTCGATATCTTCTTTGCCCTGTGGCTTTTCTCCGATCCCCCACTCTTCCCAGCCGGCACGCTCCTTCTGTCCGCTGAGTGTGTCCGCCCTGTACTGCGGGAATATTGTTCCCTTGGAGTATGGAGTCGGAGGCGTCCCCAGAAGTATCGTCTGAGGGTTTGCCGCTGCCGCTATTGTATACTGCAGCGCAGACTTCTGGTCTTCTGTGTACTCCTGTGCCTCATCGATCACAAGCAAGTCAAAGGATTCGCCCATACCTCCGAGCGACGTCCTTGTCCTGAATTCAATAACTCCGCCACCCTTAACCTCAATCTTCTCCGAGCCTTTTGCTCTGATTGAATCATATTCTATCCTGGCGTTGTCCAGTCTTCTGGTAAGTCTTTCCCACGCCTTATGTGACGTCGACGCTAGCTGTGCCGTGTGCAGGATTCTCTCCCCCAGCTCCACGATTCCATACATTTCCCGGATGCAGACGCACTCATTTTTCCCGTTCTGTCTTGGTACGCTGTACCCGAACCGACTGTGAATCCATCCGTTCTCATCGTCTATTGCCATCATGTCGAAGACAACAAGCTCCTCCCACGGGAGCACGTCAAATCCTGCACGCTTATATAGATTTACGGCCGCGCTGCCCCTACTCTTCTGGTAAGGGAGCACGACCGCAAGTGTCGGAGTCTGTCGACCTAATCTCTTCGGCATATTTACCACCTCTGGAATGCATTGCCTGATCTACTCATCATGCTATAAGTTCCTTCTCTCGGCACATATGTCACTGTGCATTTGCAGTTATTATGCCTCATGTATACCTCATTGCCTCTGTCGCGGACTTCTGCATAATCATAAGTTCCTGCCAATTCCTGGCACCATGCACAGGCCCCCGGCTCCGCCGTTCTTATGATCTGCGGTCTCATGCCTGCTCTCGATTGTGCTGATGCGTTCTCCCGCACAAAATCGTCGACAACGCTCTGAGCTAACCTTGTCACCGGATCCCGAAACGCCCACTTGACAGTATCAATCGTGTCCTCTGAAACAATCCTGTCGAGGAGGCTCTTACATCTTTCCTCATCGAATCCCGGAACTACTGCCTTAAGCCCGATGCCCGCTGCCTGATTAAGACCTGTCTGGATTTCTTCCGTCGCTTCTGCTATGAGACTATAGTCCTGCCGCAGCTTCGGCAGTATCGTCTTTTCTGCTATATTCCAGTAGAGATGTCCATCCGGAAGCCTCTCGACTGTAAGCACAGACTCGAGCGACTTCCCTGAGTGTTCGCCTATCCGTATCGCGATTTTCTGTGCGTCCTCATATGTCGCTTTTCCTGACTCAATCCGTTTCATCAGGCGCGCCAGTGTTCTGTCCGTCTGCATCTCCGCCCGGAATATCCTTGAAATATCCCGCCAGAGCTCCGGAGCTACGTCCACTATCTCCGCCATTGTCTCCTCCTTCCGGAGCTATGCCCGTCATGTCATAGATCGTGTTCCTGCCGATATATCCCTCGGATGCCGTGTTAATCTTGAATATTGCATCACCGATCGCTCCATACTGAGACGCATCCGGCTCGAAAATCGGTTCCCATATCGGTTTGATGTTCTTGATTACATCCCTCTCATAAGGCAGATTGTCACGGAGACACACCGCCGTGTATGCGACATTACAGAAGCTTGCCGAAAAGCTCCGCTGTGCTTTTCTGGCTTTAAGTCTCAGTACATCGTGCGCCGCCTTGATCGCCTCTGCAGACGAAGGATTGACCATTGGGAATCCCATATCTTCAAGTGTCATGCCTGTCTCCCCAGCGAATAAGCCTGCGAACATTTTAAGGTGATCATAATACGGGACCATGCTCTGCTGCGGGAACTGTCCAACCTGCGGCATATTACCGTCATCATCCCTGCCAATCGTGAACATTGCACTCATGGATGCCTTCCACCGGTCAAAATCTCCAGGAGTCTCGAAGCCAAGCGCATACCTTTGCGGATACGAATAGAAATATGCAGCTATCTCGCTCTTCCTCGTTGCCTGCAGAGCTGATGTCTGATAGCCCATGCAGGCCCGACTTATGCGGCTCCGTCCGAACTCTCTTTTTGCGTCCGGCCTGTGCACGATCGGGACCAGAAGCACAGCATTTGTCTGATTTTCTATCACCTCATCAGGCTGTCCCGGCCTGATATACGTTGTCCTGCCAGGCTCGAAGTATGCTTCGAGTATCGGCAGCTTCGACTCCTGATCTCTCTCGAGAACTGCATAGCCTTCGGTGAGGAGCTGCGTCGACAAGTCCATAATTCCTGTCGCGTCGCATCCGTCAATGATGCGGATGCCCGGCACTCCGCTGCCGTTATCATAGACATAAGCGAAGTCGCAGGACGTAATCAGCGCCCCGAGTATCGCCGCATCGAACAGAATATCTGCATTGTTCTCTGCAAATATCTCATTCGCTCCCACATCATCATACCTAAAAGTACGAAAAACGAGCCGATCCGCCAGATTATCGACGGCCTGCCCGCACCATCCCATTGCGCTCGCCAATGCCTGGATGTCTACGGGCATTGTCGGATCATTTTTCGGAACATAATTTTTGGCTTCGTAGAAACGATAGCGCGTCTCAGCTCTGTCTTTTTTCTGGCTAAGCTTTCGACGCAAGTACTCGAGCCCTTTGCTCATGATATTCTCTCCTTTTTCGATTTTTTTCTCCGCATTTTCTTGAACAGAATCGTGACCGCTTTGTCTTCGGGATGAATGTTTTTCCGCATTCAGCGCAAATTCTGGACTCCGGCGGAACTTTTGATTTTTTATTTCCTAGGTAAAAAAATCTATTTTTGCATTTTTGCGAACAGAACCTTTCTGTACTCGTTCTGGCTTCGAATCCCTGCCCGCATACCGGACATACATGGAACATTTTTTCTCCTTTTCTCCGCAAAAAATTAATACGCGCGAAAATTTGTGCAGACAGCGAACAGGGGATGTCGTGAGGGTATTGTAGGGTCACTCTCCCCCATATGCTTTTATTGTCTGAATAGTTACTTACTGCGGTATGATTTCCAGTCTATAGTTTGTGGCAAATCCCTATTGCTAATCAGTTTTGAATCCTGTTCAAACTGTTGCGTTTCCGCGATGAGCTTGTCAGCCTTGAGCCTGTTGCAGATGAGATGCGTGAGCTGCAGGTTCGCAAGGTCCGAAGGATGCCCGCCCTTGGATATGGGGATAATATGATCAGCCGTTGCCGACATTGGATCAGGCCACTTTAGTTTTTTGTCGACTGGCTGACCACATATCGCGCAGTACGTCCCCTTCGCTATGACCACCCTCCGGGCTTTTTCGAAGGCTTGTCTATGGGGGCCTTGATGATCCGCCCTAGGTCTTTTCACTGCCATTAGGATACACCACCGGGGGCTTTTTTCTTCGCCCCGTTTTCCAGCCCATCAAGATACCAGTAGAATTTCGCACGATACACTCTGAATGTATCTCCGGAGCACGGCACGCCCGCTGCCGCCAGCCGTCTCCACTTCCAGCCTTTAGTAACATGCATCCGGAGATAGAACGACAGACCAGGCTCTCCGACTGCGGATATCGCACTCTCCACGATCTCCGAGCTCTCCGCCTGCCTGCATATCGTTCTCAGGTGGTCATATCTCTCTTTATCCAGTTTGTACCGTTGCATTTTCTTCCGGTAATCCCGCATCTCTTATCTGTTCATCCTTTTCCAAATCTCGTCAGCTTGTTCCTTTCCATGCCTCTTGCAATCTCTTTTGTAGCTAATCCACTGACCTAACGGAACAAGCAGAAATGCACCTGCATACCCGATAGCAAGAAGCGCCAAAACATCAAGCATCACATCTCCTGTTATCATTTCGCACCATCCTCTCTTATCCGTTCTCCACTATATCCCGTACGTCAATACCAAGGACCTGCCCGAGCTTAACAAGCTGCGGCTCCTGCGGCTTCGATCCATTCCTCCACTTCGATATCGTTGCCACATTTATCCCGAGCAACGTTGCCAGCTCCCTGTTTGTCATATTGTGCTTGATCTGCCACATATCAATCACCCTTCCGAGCGCTGATCTCGAAGCCTTCCGCTTCTGGATTGTCCGCCTCTGCCTCTGGATCGGAGAGTTTGGCGGCTGGCTCGCTTCTCTCCTCTTCCCCGGCTTATACCTTTTGCAGTTCTCAATGCTGCATCCTCTCATATGTCCCTCGATCAGAAGATAACCGCATTGATAAGCTCCTCCCTTCGGTCCTCTGTATCTGCATTTCTTGCACCTCTTTGCATACGCTTCTGCTAAAGCCTCATCAGTCAATCCCATCTCTGTCCTCCCAAAGCGAGATAAACCACCCGATAATCATCAGCATTGACAGGCCTACAAGCCCGGCCACGATCAGCGCGAACACGGCTCCTACTGCAACCATGATTAACTTAATAATCCCAATTATCAGCTCCATCCACTAACCTCCTGTAATCTTTGATATATCTCTCTAACCATTTCGCTCTGACTGCTTCTCCGTAATCCGCCAGATGCTTCCGCTCCCAAGCTGCCTGTGCGACAGAGCACAACCGCTGCCTAATCTGATCATCCTTGTGCACCTGGTCATGATGCTCTTTGCACAGCCTGACCGTTAGGCCATCCTCTTCCGCCTTCTTGCGGCGGCCTGCTCCGAACAATACATGATGTGTTTCCAGATACGCCTTAGGTCTATAGTCTCCATCACAAGTCATGCACAGATAGCATCTATCCCACCTGTCCGCCTTCTGCATGATGCTCTTTCCATGCTTTTGCCTTCTCTTCAACAGCGCCTCACCTCCTGTCTGATCAGTCTGTACTCCCTTCTAGGGTATCCTGTGAACGGGTTTATGCTGTCATGGACAGAGCTCTTGTCGAGGATCCATCCTTTCGGGACTTTGATCTCACGTCCTAGAAATGTCTTCCAGTGTCGATACTCCCTGACCTCTGGCTCCGGAAGCGGCATATTTCGAGATGCTGAACACTTTGCCTCTGTCACCGCATGGCCTGAGTCCTTACTTGAGTCCGGAGTCTTGGTAATATACTCCGCCAGCGCTGTCACATCCGACTGCAGGTATTGGGAATCACAGCGACCATATCCCATTTCCTTCCATGTCCTCTGGATCAGCTTTGCTGTCGTGGTTGGCTTCCCGTCAGGACCGATCGAGCCTGCCGGCAGCTCCTTCACTACCGCATGGATGTGGTATGCTCCCTTTGTTCCCGCTTCGCAGTTTCTGATCCACCTGAGCACAGCGCCATTCCGCTTGAACACCCTCCCTACTTTGTTCATGAGCCGTGTCCAATCCTTCTGGCACGCCTTCATGTCTTCCGGTCTGTTGTCCTTAGGGTAAGTCAGCGTCATATAGATATCATCCTCCGAGAAGTACATCTCGAGTTGCATCCGTCTCTTCCTTGCTGCGAGCTTCTGGTTATTCCTTCTGACCGCCTCCGCTGTCGGCTTCTCTTTTTTCTTTCGTTCCGTCACCCCCGGAGGAAGCCATCTGTAGGTGTGTCTCTCCACGACTTCCACATATTTTCCAAGGGTCCACGTCCTGCGCTCGTATCCCATATATCCCCGCCTAGTGTTGATAGATTTAATATCCTAATGGACGTTTAAAGCAGCTCCATCGAGCCGCAAAACTGGTCAATCCGGACGCGATAATCCCGCGCCCGGACCTGCAATTATTCTAATGTAAGGACATAATAGAGGCGGATCTCCACGTCTGACAGATTCACATCCGCTGCCGCCTCTGGGTTCATTGGCGGCCAGAGCCCCGCCTGCTGCCAGTCTTTTCGCCTTATCTCGTTTTCTGCGCGGAGTTTGCTGACAGTCTTCTGCTTGTATTGCCAAGGAATCGCGAACACATGACCGGAGAAAACAGTCTTATCTCCGCTTACGATCTTCACCAGGTCATTTGCCTGCAAATACATATACTTAAGTTCTTCGACAGTCAGATTCATTTCTTTTTCCTCGCAGCCTCTCGCGTTTCAAAGTAAAATACGATTTTCTTCTTTCTGTGTTCCCGTATCAGGCCGAATCGTATAGCCGCCCTGTACCTCTGGTCCTGCTGCATCATGTCGTGATTCATCGTTGCCACCAGTCCCCGGAACTCCTCGACCGTCCTTTCTCTCTTGAGCTCATTGCACGGTCTACAGCTGCAGACCATATTATCCATACAGTCCGGGCCTCCCCTGGACAGTGGTATCTTGTGGTCGATTGTTACTTCTGAGAATCCGATTCTGTATCCGCAGTAAGCGCAGCGCTTATTAGACAGCTCATACATCAGCCTGCGCTCCTCCGGATCAATCCTCCGCCGTATTATCTTCATTTTCTACTTCACCTGTGATTTTCAGCGATTTCAGCGCACTCAGCATTGCTTTGACTGCCTGATTATCTGTCCGCATCTCTCCGATCGAGAACGCCATCATGTTATTCTGCCAGCACGCCGCATTGTAGAACTTCTCTTCTACCATCGACGCGACTCCAAAAGGTCCTTCCGGAGTCTCCTCATCTTCTGCCAGATTTCCGATATCGAGAAGTCCGAGATATTCTTTAGATACTGGCACCAGATTCCCATACTGGTCGCGTAGGATTCCCACCGCATCACAGACAGTTATCGGGAGTATTTCAAGTTCTTTCTCCTGCGGAACCATAAGCGGAGACATTATCTCATCCCCATAAAACTCCATTTGGTTCCCGTCCTTGCCGGCAGTATATCCCTCGCCATTTTCGGGCAGTTCTCCGACCAGTGATATAATGTCTCCCTTAACCTCTTTCGGCATATCTCCATGAATAAAGTACACACACCACTTAGCCCCGCAGATTGAGATTCCTACTCCGTCATTCCTCACTGCGAGACCGCCGCCCTTATAAGCCCGCTTCATGAGGGTCTTGAGCGCGTTCCGTCTTAAAAACATTCATTCCTTCCTTCCTCGGCGCTGACCGCTGCCAGCGCCGCATATAATTTGATTATCGTCAGGTCGAAGAGACCTGCGATCAGAGTTACCGCATATATCATCATACGTACACACAAATCAGGTCGTGCGAATCTCCCGGTCCAGGAGCTTCACACACAAACTGAAAACAGGCCTGTTCAATGTCGCTTATCATTTCTTTGATGTTCCTTGCGAGCGTATATCTCCCTGTGTATTCGCCATCCGAGAACACCTTCCCGATAACTCTCGCCTTATCGGAGTATCTCTGGTCTTCCGGCATCAGTTTGAATACTGCGATATATGGTCTTTTCCATTCGATCCAGTACTCCGGGGATATGTCCTTGAAATTCCTTAACTGTCTTTCTTCCATCCTCTTCTCCTCATTTGTCATGGAAAGCCAGCGCCCGAAGCTTCGGCTGTAACATTTCGACGCACTCCAACGCCTTTTTCCAGTTCCGCCAGCCTATGTTATTCGACAGATCTCTGCAAATCTGGGATGCTTCTACTCGCATGACGCGTATATCAAGAGACTGCTCTTCCGGAGCTGGCTGGCCTTTTTCGTCTACAATCGGCTGTATTTTCGATATATCCGCAGTCTTTTTCGGATTCTGTTGCGCCGGCGCAACAGGCTCAGGCTTTTCCACAATAGGCGGATTCATTCCTGTCTCTTCCGATTCCTCTGCCGCTGGCTCCGTCTCCGCATCACCGCTATTGTCCGCATCGTCACTCGTTTCCAGTTGTCTCTTACCAGCATCGCCGTCCTCTGTTTCCTCATCTCTGCCGCTGCCTGCATCCTCATCATCTTCGGGACCGCGAGCCGGTTCACTTTCCTCGACTCTACTCTCGCTATCTGGCTCAGAGCATCTGTCACTTTCTCGATTCCCGTCCCGAACCTCGAAAATGCTTCCCTGATTTTCTCCGTGATATCCTTCATCCACTTCAGATATTCCCGCAACGCTTCCCGCATCTTCTTGATAAACTCCTCCATCATCATCTGATTTTCCGCCGACAGCTCCATCCTCTCTCTCCTTTCTCTCTATCCATGCTTTCGCTGCTGTTGCAAATTCACTCCAGTCAACAGACTCCTGTCCGCCTCCGAAGGTCTTTACCGTTATCCCGCCTGTCTTGAACGCCAGGAACTGCGCACCTGCTCGGAACATCTTCGAGCCGGAAGGAGCGACCGCTGCCGCCAGATGTTCCGCATCTGTCTGGCCAGCTTCAATAACCTCTCTGACGCGCTCTGCTACCTCCGTATCCTTGTCGAGCATTGTCCAGAACGCTTTTGCCGCACCTGTCTCCGGCTCGGCCGGAGCTTCCTCTGCTTCTTTGTTAAATCGTCTCAGCTCCCTCACGTCTTCCCTCGCTGTCTCTGGCGTGACCAGTTCCCGATCAGGATCCGGAAGAGCAAGCATTTCAGCGAGGATCGATTTCCCGATTCCTCTGTATCTCGGGTCTACCAGTTTCGAATATCCGTCCTCGCTGAATTCCTTATTGATCGCTTTCAGCCTTGATACTGTCGATTTCGACAGATTGAATTCTCTTTCTGCGAACTCATAGACAGATGCATATCCTTCCTGGCGGAAAGCCTCGCTATCTTCTATCTGCCGCAGATAATACCCGGTCCTGATGAACGACTCCGCCTGATTGGACAGCTCCCTGCGGATCTCATCCTTCATTTCCATATACTCACTAATTGTTATCTGGTGATACTCTCCCATCGGTCCTCCTTATACCGCTGCCTGCAAAATGTTCTGATCAGCGACCAGCGCCGCACCCTTTGCAGCTTCTTTTGATTTCTTTCTTTCTGTAATTGCTTCAATCCATGCGCTTAACCATTTCTCAATCACTTCCTTATCCGGCTTTGTATCGTTCCGCCCATACCATTGCAGAATCTTCTCATCTTTTATCTCTACGGTTATATATGGTGTGTTCGGGTCAGATACGAACCTGAGGAAGAGGATTGCAGACTCTCCTCTTGCATGCCTGCCTATATATGTGTTAGACGCGCCTACACAATGATGTAGTATCTGCCCCTCTTCCATTACTTCCAGAATTGTCTTTGCCGGCCTGATCATCAGGTCACCTGCTTTATATCCATATCTGGCTTTCAGGCTTCTGAACCTCTTTTTAAATTCCGGATACGCCTTTTCTCTCTCTGCGGCCTTGGCCTCGTTATCCTTTCTGTTTGCGGCCAGCACCATCGCCCTGTGCGCTTCTGATAGATCTCTCGGATATAGCGACGTGCTTCTTTCCATGTCATATCCGTATTCGATCCTCATATTGATATAGTCCCTGTAATATGCTGCCTTTTGGCACGCCTTCACATCTCCGAACGCTGTCGCATTGTTAAGAAAAATGATTTCTCTCCCGATCCATTTCTCTACACGGTTTATAAGCTGTGATATCGAGATATACCTAAAGAAATTCTCATAGGAGGCGTCAATTCTCATGGCGTATGCCTTCATAATCTGTTCTTCCGTCCATGCTCCCTTTCCCTTGGCTTTCCCTTTAAGGGCTCTTTGAGTCACCCAATGCTCTGCCTGCAGCGTGTTGAGCATTTCCACATTGTCATGACTTTGGAGCAGTGATAAGCGGCATCTCCTTATTCGTAGTACTGTGTCTATCTTTTGAGTCCTTCGCACTCCTTTGTTCAAGCCCAGGCTATTACCATCGACAATTTTGTCGACGATATTAAAAAGCCCAAGCTTAACGAGTTGTTCCATAGGATATTGTTTTGCGGCATCAAGGTATCTCTGCGGTTTTGTGAATGTTGTAGTCGCTTCAAGAAACTCCCTTATTCCCGAGTATTGCAATTCCGGGGTAGCCCATTCGTCTGCATTTCCTGTGAATACTGCTCCGTTCCCGAGCACTATATGCCCCTGTCCAAGATAGTTCCTGTTATCCCAATGCCTTTCTCCTTCGTACCCTGTCTCATTCCAGTCCACGAAGTCTTTGCCCTCGATCCGGAATATTCTCGCCCTCTCTTTTACAAAAATATTGCTCTTGCACTCAATGCCCCACTCCTTATGTGCATTCAAGTACCTGATCACTGTACCCGTCCGGAACTTCTGTATTACATATATGTTCTGTATCTCACCATATATGTACTTGCATCTTCCCGCTGCCTTATAATATGCCGACGTCCCGCACATCTCGCAGGTCGTTCCGGCATTCTGGCGTGGAGTCTCTGAGATATGTTCAAACTGCCCTTCGTAGCTGTCGCGCCTTTGAGTTATGATCGTATACTCGCCTCCGCATTTGCTACATATACAGTCTGCTTTTCTCCCATGCCGTTTATAGTAGATATATTCCCTCCTTCCAAAGCACTCTTTGTCTGCGAAGTCTTTCAGTCCTTCCGGGAGCGCCGGCATGTCCTCACACCTTGCCTTTAGCCTTGCGTTCCGCGATGTTTCCTCTTTTTCCTTTCTCTCCTCGTTTATTACATCTTCCAGTTTTCTTAGGCACTCCCAGTATTTGTCGTATAGCGGCGGCAGATACCTGTCCTTGAGATCCATTGCTTCTTGCAAAAAGGTCTTAATTATTGTCTTGCTCTCACTGTCTATCCCTGTATTTGACCACTTTGCGCTATCAGGAAGCCCCGGACCGTCGATCATGTCGAACTCATCCCAGATAGGCGATCCGTTGCACTTCCGGTAATCATCTCCTATGTGCCGCCGCTGCCAGTTGCCTTTTTCCGGCCACCAGATTCCATAGTCATGCGCTGTATATGCCGCCCTTAATATGTGCCTTTCTCTTTCGTACACATCCATGAGCAAATGCCTCTGTCCGCTGATTTCCATCACTTCGGCAACTGCCATATACGGCTTCTTTCGTGTCTCCCGGAGCTGGATCGGCGGCAGGGCTTCGATTCTCTTTTTCTTCATACGCCTTACTCCATGTAATACTCCGTGATTATCCGCCTTGCTGTTGCCATCCCCGGCACTCCGAAAGTCACCTTGCCCGCGCTGACTTTCGCGCTGTTTAAAATTTCTTTCGGCACTGTCCACTGATTTTTAAATGATTCGTTCAGAAGCGCTCCGATGCATCCCGTCAGGGATTTCCCTTTGTTCCGCACCTTATAAGCGAGAATCTGATTCTCCTGACACTGGACCTTTACGTATTCCACCCAGTCAAGCATCAGACCTTTTATTTTCAGTTCCTTAGCTTCTACTTCCAGCTTGCCTACCGCTGCCGTCATAGTGTCACACAGGACCGGTATCTCTCCCTCTTTGTACATATCCACAAAGTCCTGCGGGATTCCATTCTCTTTGGCCAGAATATCGATGCTGTCCAAATCTCCCTCATTAAACAAATTATCGGCGAGCTCGTTAATCTCCTGGAATGTATCGAACTCACCGAATTTCTCATATAAACCCATATTTCTCCTTTCTTACCTACTTACGTATATGCAGATGTGTCTCGCTCCGTCTATCAATTCCTGTTTCAGATTTGTCACCGGCAGATATGCGATATCTCTCCGCTCCGCCGCTCCAAGGGCTTCGCCATAATATGAAAGCCCTCCGCGAAGTCCCGGCTCCATTACGCCGATATAATCATCAGGATCTATCAGCTTTAAAACATCTATCAGAATCATGCTCCCTCCAGCTGGTCGAGCGCCCTGTCCATCAGCTCTTTCGCCCTGTCGAAGCCGATCGGATCCGGAGTAATAATCAGGCTATGCTTTGCCTTCGCTATTCTCCTCCACTCTTCCTCATTTGCGACCTTTTCCTTCTTGTTCTTCCAGAAGTCCGCACCTTCCCACGTATCAAGATAATTAGTGATCATATTGAGCACCCATCTGTTCTCCGTGTGGATCACGACCTCTGAATTAGCTGTGAATCGTTCCAGAGCTGTCGCTATCGCCGTAAGCGTCGCTTTATTCCACGAGGCTTTGACCTGGCCGTCTCCTGTCCTTCTGGTCGACTTGCCTTTATGCGAGAACTCCAAACAATACGCATAATACTTGACGCTCTCCGCAGCTTCCCGGCTGTCTGTCCAGACCCATAAGTCTACTTTGTACATTTCCCCTCCTCCTTTCTTGTTTGTTATCCCCGCCGGCTCGGGGATGAATGCCGACGGGGACAGGGTAGATACTTATAATTTGGAATGTAATGTATATCGCTAACGTGCGCCGCCCATTCCTGATCTGATAACTCCTTTCCTAGATTTCGTGAAAATTTATAAATCGACGCCCGATATAGCCTTTTGCCCTCCCCGGCCTGCCGATCGACAGGCCGGCCATCATCGTTGATGGTAGGTAAGCAAATGAAAAAACTCCTGAGCCAGAGCGACAGGATTTGAACCTGTGATCTTCGGATAGCTAGCCTCTCCGATGCTCTTCCAAACTGAGCTACGCCCCGATAAATCCGGCCCGTCCTTAGGCGGACCGGAAAAGGATCTAATTAACAGAATTCGGCCACAGCGCAGTTAGCAACCGGCCCACAATCGCACTTTCCATCATATTCTTCCACTGATACAGGCTTTTCAGCGCCTGCCTCTCCGCAGAGGACAGCGAACTTTCTTTCGTGTTCTTCCAGCGTTTTCAATATCCTGGCTCTGAATTTATCTGTCTCTTCGTCTCTTCTTTCACTCCTCTGGCTCTGCCACATTCTTTCTTCGGCTTCGCGCAGTCCTTTCTCATATCCGCGCTTTTCGGCTTCGGCCAGTTTCTTGATATACTTATGAGTCTTTATCTTCAAATCTGATCCTCCTTTTTACTCAACCCATCCATGCGGAATGGCCTCGCCCCATCCTGCCGCTGCAGCCCCGTTTTTCGTCATACTTGATAACCTGATAACCTGGTATGCTCCTTCATCCCTGACAACACGGATCCGCCAGAGTTGTTCCGGAGCGTTAAGAATCCCCGAGTCCTTGTCAAGCATTCTGTAAGTGCCAAAATAGAATCCGCTCTGCCTGACCTCAAGCCATGAATAAGTGTTTTGCGCACAACAAACTGTATGCCATTTGCCTTTTTCCCAATGCGATCCGTAAGGTTCTCCCGGAGTTTTTACCTGCAGATCCCGGTTGAATGTGAAAACCTGTCCCGCTGCAATCGGATCATCTGCAAGTTTCTGCAGAGTCAGCCACCCGTCTGAGCCCCGTCTTGTCCAGTACATTCCCCGGAAGTGTTCGCTCTCCAAAAGCACTCCCCGCATTCCTGCCCATTCATCCACCCAGTATCCGTCTGTCCCTGTCGCTTTCAGATACGGATAACGCTCTCCGGCCGCTGCCGGCATTGCCATTGCGGCAATCATCGCGGCGATCATGCAAATCATTACTAACAGTTTCTTTGTTTTTCTTCCCATACCTTGTCCTCCTTTACATGGGATATTTGTATTGTCTTCGGCAAATGCCGCTGAGACCTGTGTTTATGATACTTAGACCGCTCCCGCGAAACGCCTGCACAGCTCCGCTGCCACCGCGCTCGCTATAGCCTGTATATCGATCCGCACCTCTGCCGGCAGGGATGTGTTAATCCCCAGTTCCCTCTCCCTCTGGATCGGGTCATACGGTTCCGGCATAATACCCGCATCGAGCTTCTGCTTTGTCTCCGCCCAGTCCTGCAGAGCCGCAAATCTGACCGCCGCGCATTTCCCTTCAAAGATGTCTGTTCGACTGTATCTCTCCGGGATATGGTCCCGGATCTCTGAGACCATCTTTCTCACTGTGTCCTTGCTCAGCCCCAGCTCTTCCGAGGCTTCGCGAACTGTCAAAAACTGTTTCACGTTATCACCTCTCAATCGAGTCCCATCCGATCATCTTCATCACTTCCGGCTTTAAGGCAGGCCCATATAACTACTACGCTTATTATTACTGCCAGCATTCATACCTCCTTAAATCACTGTCGTGAATCTATCCATCAGCCAGTTCTCCCCGGGCTCTTCGGGTTTGCTCTCTTCTGTACAATCTCCTCTGTACGGCTCAGGCCTTTCTCGCCATGCGATCACCTCGCCCATGCTGAAATAGGTCCTGTCCGGTGACCACATCCCATCCTTTGTCTTGGCTGTATCCACGACTCTTGTCCCGTCCATCAGTTCGACTGTTACATCGACATGATCAGATATCTTTTCGAACATATGGGGATTCCATTTTGCAGTCCCCTTTAATCGTGCAAATATGCTGTCATGCTCTTCCGGCAGGTCCTTCGGATTCTTTTTCAGGTCATGCCACATTCTTCTTTTTCCCTCCTTTCCGGCAGGGAAGTCACTCGGATCCAGTTCGGCCATACTCTTACAGCGTGATATCCTTCATCGCCCAGTATCTCGAGCATCCTTGCTACTTCCCTGCCATCTGTGCATTTTATGAGATCGCCTTTCTTAAGTCCTCTGGCGTTCTTCATGCTGTTGCCTTCGGCGGCTTCGGATTCGATGCCGCTGCCATTCCTTCTAAAAATGCCAGTGCGATGCGCTTACCCACATCGTCGGGAATCAGCGCAAATGTCTCAGTCAGTTTTTTGGTTTCAGCTCTCTCCTCATCGGTGAGCTGAGACGGTCTTTCAATAATATTGGTGGTCATTTCCTCACCTCCCTGTGATTTTTTGTATTCGCTGTGTGATTCTGTTTCAATGATATGCGCTTATGTTTCATTTGTCAATATCGAATTTGCGATTTTGTTTCATTAATTATTGACGATTTTCCAAAAGGGAAATATAATTCAAATCAGAAGACGAAAAGAATATTTTCGGAATGTAATCGGAATGGAGGTATATATGAAAGAGCGAATTAAGGAATTGAGAAAAAGACTAGGTTTGACTCAACAGGAATTTGCCGACAAACTCGGTATAAAGAGAGGAAGCATCGGTAATTATGAATTAGGCAGAAATATCCCTGTCGACTCCGTCATAGCTTTGATATGTGATAGATGCCATGTGAACGAAACCTGGCTCCGCACCGGAGAAGGACAGATGTTTGTCGATATCTCCCGCGCCGATGAGCTGGCACGTCTGATCGAGGAAACCATGAGCGAGGAGTCCGGAGAGATTAAACGCCGTATTGCAACCGCAGTGCTCCGGCTCACTCCTGACCAGCTCCGCGCCTGCACCGACTGGATCAAAGAGACCTTCGGTCTTGTCGAAGCGCCCGCTGCCGATCGGGAGCTTACGATAGATGAAAAAGTCGAGAACTACCGCAGAGAGCTTGAAGCGCAAGAAACAATTCGAAAATCAGAAGCTTCACCGACTGGAAGCGCCGGCGGGGCTAAAGAAGCGTAATATGAGAAAGGAGATATGCCTATGGCAAAAGACGATTATGACAAAATTGTATGTATGATTTTGACCTATTTGTATGCGAAAATCAGAGGGCATACAGATGTCAATCCCGACGAATATCTGCAGCCTATGACCAAGGATTTTCCCATCGTCGAAGATTATTTTTACTTTATCCTCGAAAGCATGTTGAAGGCCGGCTATATCGAAGGCATCGCATTCACCAGAACATGGGACGGTACTATTATTAACGTCTCCGGAATGTCCGATATAAGGATCACCGCCGACGGCATCCATTATCTTTCCGAAAATTCTATCATGCGGAAAGTATTGGAATGGCTCAGGGACAACGCGGTTTCTCTTCTCCCCGGAATGTCGAAAACTGTTTTGTCGATTCTCAACAGATAACCACATAGGCGAGTTGCGCCGGCGCAACAAAACCCGGGTTTCAGATTAGAACCCGGGTAAACTTATCTAAGGAGGACTATCATGTATGTAAGACAAACGCCTAAAGGCACATGGCGATTTGCTGATTGCTATAAGGACCCGCTGACAGGGAAGCGCAGGGAAGTGAGCGTTACACTTGCCAAGAACACCGCTGCCGCCCGGAAGGAAGCAGCTATATGTCTGCAGAAAAAGATTGCCGCCATGTCTGCCCCAGATTCCCGCAGCATCCGCCTCGGAGATCTCATTGATAAGTTCACGACTTATCAATACTCTATGCACAAAGCTTCGACCGCAAAACAGGATGAGATGCATCTGCGCTCCGTCGAGAAACTGATTGGATCCGATGCACTTGTATCAAAGATCACGCCAGAAATAGTGACTTCTGCCCTTCGACAGTCTGGGAAGGATAACACATGGGCTAACCAGAAAATCCGACATATAAAACTTCTCTGGCGCTGGGCTTATCGGCAGGGCTATGTAGACAGCACTGTCTTGATTGACCGTCTTGAGCGCCTTCCGGAGCCATCGAGCCGCCAGAAGGTCATAGGCAAGTATATGGAATCTGAGGACCTTAAGCGCGTGCTTGCTGACATGGCGGAATCAAATACAGACTATATGCTCCTTACTAAGTTTCTGGCTCTCTCCGGCCTCCGGATCGGTGAGGCTATTGCCCTCACGACTCAGGACATAGACCTTAAGACAAAAGAGATCACTGTCAATAAGACCTATGCCCTCAACGTCGACTCTATCCAGAGCACTAAGACGGAGATGTCCGACAGATCTGTCTATATGAGGCGCGAGCTGCTTGACCTCGTACAGCTCATCCTTAAGCGGCAGAGACAAATCCAGATAGCATCAGGCATCCGAACGAGGATCCTGTTTCCCTGGTCTGACGGAGGCTATATGCATTACGCATCATACTCTAAGTTCTTCCGGTATCACACTAAGAAGATTCTCGGCCACGGGATGCAGATACACTCTCTCCGGCACACTTACACGAGCCTCATGGCGGAGGCGGGAGTCCCAATCGAGACGATAAGCCGCCAGCTCGGTCACGCTGACAGCAAGGTCACCAGAGACATTTATATGCACGTAACCGAGCGTATAAAGCAGGCAGACAATGACCGTTTAGAGGCTGTCTGCATCCTCTGACGCTGAATCCGCGCTGAATTTATTTCGTACATATTCGTACAAAACCGAACCCCTCAAAAATAAAAAGTGTGGATTTTACAATCAAAAACCCACACAATCATATATAACTCGATATACGTAAGTAGCCCCTCTCGCTATTGTGACCTAACCCGAAAAATCGCGTATTTATGCGGCTTTTCGGGTTTTCTTTTGTCAAAATAGGGGCCCCACGCTGAACAAACGCTGAATTATGCGGTTTTCCCGAACAGATCCGCCCAGGTAAGCGGTCCCGCCCATCCATCGGCCTCGAGACCGTGCTCACGCTGATATGCTTTCAGCGCATACTCTGTGTTCTCTCCGAACTCGCCATCAAGCTCGAGCCTCTTTCCGTCTTTCCCTCTGTACCCCTGCGCATCAAGCATACACTGCAGCGTATGCACATCCTCGCCAATCATGCCAATATGTAACTGAGCAAACACAAAGCTATATCCATTCATTGTCTTTTCCTCTCCCATCTCTTCCACATAGTCGATATAACAGAATCCCTTTATCCTCTGGTCGTACCAGCTGTATCTCTTCACCGCGCAGCTATCGCCAGATCTGTCATACTGTGCGTTGCTTGTATTGCCTTCCCCGCAGAGGAATGTCTTTGACCCTGAATCAATCGAGAGAACTCTGCCGACATGGCTGTGTGTGAACACGCACAGCGCACCCAGCTCCGGCACTTTTCCAGTCTTACCCACAGCATAGAATCTGTCGTAAGTCTCAAAGCACGCATATCCGCAGTAATTGTCTTTCGTCATGTGCCAGTGTTTCAGCGCTTTCTCGAGTCCGAATGTCAGAATTTCCATTGCAAACTGATACGTACAGCACCATGCATTGTCCTGATATCCTGCGAGGCCTGCCGCATTTACGATCATGCTGAATACCTGGTGATTCGTTCCTGTCTCTACATATGGGATTG